ACGAACAGAGATAACGTTGATCCGTCTGGGTGGAGCAATAGGCGCGTAACGTCGGCCCCATCGATTATTGGAAGTGGGAGTAACGGGTTCAATATTTTCAGCATGTTCATGGATGGGGTTATCTTTTTTACGCCTAGACACGTTCGATTCGGAGATATTTACGCTGGGCCGGACGAATGGAAAAACAGGGAAATTGGGACGACCTTATGGGTTCGACGATAGAGGTTAAAACGGAGCAAATATATGGCGGCGACTAAAACAGCAAAGACTTTTCAATCAAGCACGACGAACACCGCAGGGTCCACAACCACAGGATCAACTGTTTCACTTACAACGTCATACGGATGTCTTATGACGGCAATTATCACGAACGGAGGTACCGGGCCAACCGTGGCTTGTGATTTTATCGTGGAAGTTTCAAACGACAACTTTTCTACCGATACGAAGGAGATTTTTCGAGCGACGGCCAGCGTTACAAACAGCGCAGTCCATTATTTTGCTTTCGAGTTGCCATCATCCGTTATGTATGCGAGGACAAAGTTTTCTGGGAACACTGGACAATCGGTAACGGTGGCGTGTACCGGTGAGGAGCTAACAACGATCTAATGCCAAAGCTCGGTCGAGGGGCGTCGTTCCTTTCAAAAGAGATTAGGAATAGATTCTCTTCTTTCTATTTATTTAACGATGCCTCTACGACAAAAAAAGACCTAATTGGTGGGAACAATCTTACCTATGGGGCTGGTAGCCAGAGTTCATTTCATGGGTATTACGGTAAAGGGGAGAAGTTTGACGGAACAAAATATCTTGAAAATCGTTCGATATCGCCAAACGTCACTGGGTTCCCTCTTTTTATGTTCGTGTGTGCGCAGGATGAGGGGGATATCGTTACAGATAATGAAATTATTTCGCTTTCCCCGTGGGTTTCTGGATTTACTAATTCGTACATGATTTTCAGGGGTGGGTCTTCAACAAATGCAGTAGGCGCAATAATGACAGATGGTGGATTCGCGTCTTATTCAAAATCATCGAAAGCAATCCCATCGAGAATTTATTCCGCCGCTCTTATCATGCGATCAATAACAGATTTCACGCTTTTTGTTAACGGAGAAAGGATGATTCAGTTGCAAACACTTGCGTCAGGTTTTTCAACGAAGAATTCAATCGTAATTGGAGCAGGTAGCAATGGATCAAGTAAGTATTATGGTGGTATTTTTTCTGCCGGATGGGGGATCGTAGACCCTGGGGATGATTTTTTAAGAAGGCTTACTCTTAATCCAACCGGAGTCATTTTTCAAAAATCATTTTTACCTATGAAATCTGGTGCGGTAATAGCAAAAAAGATTCCTTGGCATCTATTCTTTAGGAGGGTCATCTAATGCCGTCATATGGCGCATCCGTTGTTCTAACTTATGTCGCGTGGGACACAAACGCGAATGTCGGGAAATCTGGAGACGTGGCTAATCACACGCTCCGATGGATTAAGGATGGGACTTCCTCCGCCCCCACAAATTCACCTTCCGAAATCGATGCCACCAATGCGCCGGGAGCATATAAATTAACGATGACGACAGGGGAATGTACATGTCAAGTTGGCACCCTGGTCGGAAAAAGTTCTACCGCTAACGTTTCGATTATCCCTATTTCGGTCTCATTTGAGCTTTTGCCAACAACATACTATGGGACTTCTGGCGGTATTCCGATTTTGAATGGGAGTGGGAATATTCTGGCGGATTTGAAAGCCATAGATGGATCACCTACGAATGGGAATAACGCTATTCTTAAACTCAAGAGCCTCGACATTCGGAGTAACGATACTTCCGTTGCCGCTCTGGAAGTTTATGGCGCGACTGGTGGGGCTGGGCTAAATGGTGGGAAGGCAATAAACATACAAGGAGGTGGTGCTGGAACAGGAGGAGCCACTGGGGGTGCTGGTTTGTATGTGTCTGGTGGTGGCGGGACATCGACAAGAGGGTACGCGATGCATTTGGACTCCCCTATAACTGGACAAACAGCGCTCAGAATCTCCGGAAATATGCAGTCCGCCGTATCAGTTGAACAAAATATAACCGTAACTAAAGATGGGGACATTGGGAGTATCGTTGCTAACATCCTTGGCTCCGTGTCGTCAATATCGACGGTACGCCCAAAGAAAAACACGGGCCTAGATAACTTCATGTTCCCGATGTTCGACGCGACGACAAAGAACCCAAAGACTGGATTAACTGTTACGGCGGAAAGGGCGATTGATGGAAACCCGTTTTCCCCATGTTCGAGTGGCGCGGTGGAATTGTCAAACGGCGTCTATCGTGTGAGTTTATCTGCCGATGACCTAAATGGTAACAAAATCATGCTGAGATTTTCGGCTTCTGGTGCGGATGACCAGTTGATTGAAATCATCACGCAAGACTAAAGGGGAATGTCATGGACAAAATGACTGGATCAGAATTTTACGACTACGTGGTAAGGACGTTCAAGCGGACGGACAAATCATCCGAAGTCTATGACGCCATTACGGACACCATCTTGGATATGTGCGAACGAATGGACTTTGAGGACACTAAGGTAGAGGCATATACCACCAGTGGCATCACTGTTTTGGGAGACTATAAGATCGATCTCCCATCTGATTTTGGTCGACTGATTGGCGACGTTCGATGGAGCGATCAGGATAACTCACGAACATTAACGCCACTTTCAAAACAGGAGTTTAACGAGAAATTCGGCGACCTGGACGGTGATGACCCGATAAACGGAGAACCTACGCATTACTGTGTTTTCGGCAATCAGATTTTGCTTGGTCCTGTCCCAGACGATACAACCTACGAATACCAGATTGACTATTCGACATTTCCAGCGGACGCGGTTACGAGTGCGACAACGGAAGTGCTTTTTACGGACAAGTCTCGTGAGTGCGTGAAGTTTGGAGCATTGGCAAGGGTGTTTGAGGTTGTCGAATTATTTGATCTTGCCGAACGGTATCGAATCCGGTTTGAAAATGAACTTTCACAATTTGTTGAACGAGAGAAAAAGAACACCCGTGCAGTCTTCGCGATGAAACAGGTGGAAATGTAATGCCGACGAAACTAAACATCCCGATTCCGTCTAAGGGCCTTGTCGTTGACAGGCCAGCTGAATATGTTGACGAGAGGTCGGCATACAACATCCGGAACATGGAGTTCAACCGGAACATTATTCGGAAGAGGTCCGGTAGTTCTTTGTTGGGTGCGTCTCTCGGTGAACGGGTGATGCGGTTGTTTGAATTGCAAGTCGGATCTGAAACGCGCCTGACGAGAGTCGGCTTGACGAAAGTGGAAGATTTGAATAAGGCAACGTCAACGTGGTCAAGTATCACATCAACGCCACTCACATCAAGTCCGGACGATGCGGTGAGTGTTGCTTATCCGATTTTGTCTGGTGAGAAAATATCTGTTTTTTCAAATGGGATTGACCCGATCCGAAAGTTATCGATTACTGGTAATGATGCAGTTCTTGGTGGGTCACCTCCGAAAGCTAAATTTGTTAGAGCATTTGGGCCTTATCTTGTGTTGGCTCATATCACAGACGGAGGGAATACATATTATAGCCGTGTTCAGTGGTGCGATACGGACAGTTGCGAAACGTGGAGTGGGGGGAACGCCGGAAGCACAAATCTCCTCGAAGACCCAGACGACATCACGGGAATGGGTGTTTTTGGGAATTTCTTGACAGTCCACAAGGGGACGTCCATTTACCTTGGCCAATTGGTGACCACCTCCGATGTATTTCGGTTTGACCGTAAATCGACAGGCGTCGGATGCGTAGCGGAGGGGACGATTGCGAACATCCCAAGCGGAGAACAAATCTTCCTAGGATCGGACGGTATTCATCTTTTCAATGGGATAACTGCCCCACTCATTGACTCACCGATTCAAGACGAATTGAGGGAGACGATTAACCCGGCGGCAGTTAAGAGGTCGAATAGCGTATTTGTTGAAGAGCTTGACGAATACTGGTTGGCCATACCGATTGGATCAGATTCGGACCCAAGCACGATCTACAAATACAATTGGCGGACGAGGCAGATTTATCGAGATGATCGCCCTAATTGTACGGCGATGTCCTTATATCTCAATACGACATCGACAACATGGGACTCGGCGGTTGGAACTTGGGACAGTCAAACAAAAAGATGGGATTCGAGCGATGCGCTTTCTTTGAACAAGGTGATTGTCTTCGGGAATTCGGACGGACAAACATTCAAGAGGGAATCTGGGGCGACATCAGACGGGACATCGGCCATTGATGCTTTATGGGAAACCAAGGAATTCACGGCGACAGATTTTGGCATTCCCGACATAGACACGATGATGAGATGGACGGGTCTTGAAATGTGGGCGTTAGGGAATTCTTTTGATGTTTCGTATTCAACGGACAATGGGAATTCTTGGACGTCCGTTGGAACGGTTAATCTGACAAGCTACTACCCGCAAGACAGTGCGCCGATCAACGTCTATTTTGACGTGGTTTCATCGTCGATGAGATTCCGATTTGCGAACACGGCTGAAAATCAGGTTTTCACGATAAAGAAATACCAGATCGAGGCGAATCCGCGGGAGTCGCGGCGATGACTAAATTTTCAGAGCCAAACTTCCCCGCCTTATTTACGGAGCAGTTTGACAAAATTCGACCGTTCGACAAGGACCTTTTGACGGCTTTGAGCAATTGGGCGATGGTCCTAAAATCGATCCTAGACGGTGGAATTTCGATTGAAGACAATATGGACATGTCTAGTGTGACAATCGTTACTCATGCTACCCCTGGGACGGAGACCGGATTCAGCCATGGCCTCGGGAAAGTCCCGCTCGGGTATATCGTGACAGGCCAGGAAGCCTCCGGGAGCGTATACGACGGCGGGACAGCGAACACGAATACAACACTTTATTTGAAATCTGATGTTTCGTCAAAGACTTTTAAACTTTTGGTTTTTTAAGGAGAAAACAAAATGGCAAATTTCGACGTTTCCACACCAGTTGGATCTGACCTTTTGAGTCAAGGCGACGATAAAATCAGGGAATTTAAAAACGCGATGCTTGATGCGTTGCGTTGCGGTGAAGCGGAAGGAGTCGAGTCTATTTTCCCCGGATCTTCACCGTCGACAGACCCTGTTTTTCATTATCGTGGACTGAGGGGGTCTACCGTCGAAAGGCCAACGGCAGGACAATCAGGGCTCTATTATGACACTACGCGGAATGTCCTTCAGCGAGACAATGGAACGAGCTGGGACGATATTGGTCAAAACGTTATTCCTTCTGGGACAAGAATGGTTTTTTATCAGGCATCGGCCCCGGTAAATTGGACGGCGGTTGCGATCAATGACAAATTTCTCCGAGTTGTAACAGCTGGCGGGACTGGCGGGTCTACAGGTGGGACAATGGCGGCATCTTCAGACCTTGCACATACTCATACAACCGGGAATTTTACTCTTACGAACGCAGAAATTCCATCACATACTCATAGATTACTGGCCGGTCATAACGCGAGCAGTGGATGGGGTGCAGAAGAATACGGAGGTGGAGCTTCAATCGGGGCATCTGGCGCAAGGGCTGGTTCGGGAGGTTCAGCATACTATGCCGCGACTCCTGGGGGAAGTGGGAGTGCATCCATTGAGGCGACAGGTTCCGGCGGGGCTCACAATCACGGGACAACTGGGTCTACGGCGATTGGCGTTTTCGCTTACGCCGATATAATTATCGCTTCAAAAGACTGATGAGCTTTTGCCCATTCATCGGCAAGAAATGCGTCGAGTCAAAATGCCGGTTTTGGACGCACTTACTCGGGAAAAATCCCCAGGGGGAAGGCGTGATTGACAAATTCGGTTGCGCGATTGAGTTTCTACCGATCCTCTTGGTGGAGAACGCGCAGATGATCCGCCAAACGGCGGCATCGACAGACAAGGTGGCAACGCAGGTTCAGAAAAGCAGGGCAGAGTTTATCGGTGCATTATCGCAGGACGCACAAAAACGGCTCTTGGACGCCGATCCGCAAGTGGGACAAATCGGTAGGACAGGAGAATAATTTATGTTGCCAATAGTAGGTGCACTTGCAGGAGGCGCGGCGGCGGGAGCCGTTAGTAGCTTATTGGGTAAAAAGAAACAAGAGCAAGTTCCACTCGAAACGCCAGAACAACGGGCGGCGCGTCAAAAACTTATGGGCTTTGCCGATACCGGGACATTTGGAAACTTCACCGCCGGGGCTGAAGTTCCGCTAGGTTATGGCGATTATGGGATAACTGGTATCGAGAAACAGGGACAAACAGCCCTTCAGGATCTTTTGAATCAGGGTCTCCCTTCTGGATACGCCCAGGGCGACGCGGCCCTAAACGACTTCCTTAAAACCGATCCCACGGACGTTTCAGCACAATACAACCCGTTCAAGGCACAGGTCGAACGCCAGATTGCAGAATCGAACCGTGCCCTTAAACGAAACGCCGGGTTTGCCGGAAACCTCTACTCGACAGACACGATCCGGAACCTCGGCGACATCCAGGCTCGCGGAAATGAGACTCTTACCTCACAATTGGCAAACCTCACGGATTCGGCATTGAACCGACGTTTGCAGGCCATCCCGTTGGCTTACCAAAGTGCGGCTGGACAACAGGAGGCGAAGCTGAACCAGATCAACGCCTCACAGCAATACGGTTCCCTCACCCGCCAGCTTAACGATGCCTCGATCAAGGCGCGGGATGCGGAACTTTTGAGGCGTAGACAGGAACTTCAATTGCCGATTGACGCGGCCCAAACGGTTGCCGGACAGACCGCAAACTATGGTGTGCCTTCTGTTCAAACCAGCCCTTACAGCGACCTCCTTGGTTTGGTTGGACAAATTGGCGGGAGTTACCTTAACTCGAAATTCTCTAACCAGCAGGCTCCTCAATCCACTGTCCAGTATGGGTACAATCCATACGCAAACGGTCAATTGCCGACGAGTAAATTAGGGATTGGGAGATAACGCCATGGCGTCGGTCCAAGAGTTACTTTTAGCGGCACAGGCCCAGAAGAGCCCGTTTATATCTTTGCTGGAAGGCGTCGCGTCCGGTTATCGAGATTCTCAATTAAAAGCATTGGACGATCAGAAGAAAATGCAAGACATCGCACAGCAAAAACAGCAGATGCAGTTTACGAAGATGGTTCAGGATGCTTACGAGAAAACCCTGAAGGGTGAATTGGCAAATGCCAGCGCGCCCGT